TGAACACATGGACGGAGATGACCTTGAAGAAGGCATGGGCGGACAAGTTGGTGATCTTGCAGATGAAATTCAAGCAGAACAATCAGGAATTGCTGAAGACGAAGACGAAATCGAAATGGATTCTGAAGAAATCTTTGACATTCAAGGCGATGACGAAGTAGATGCTACACTTGATATCGAAGCAAATTCATCTGACGAAGTAGAAGATGCAGTTGTACGAATCGAAGACAAACTTGACACATTATTAGACGAGTTTGAAGCAATTATGTCCGGCGAAGAAGATTTAGAAGGACGTGATGACGAAATGGACGCTGATCTACATGATATTGAAGGCGAGATGGACGACCAAGAAGTAGACGTTGACGTAAATGTTGACGATGAAGAACTAGTTGCAGAAGCAATTTCACTTCAAAAAGTTACAGCTAAAATGGGCGATAACGGTGAACAAACTAGAAGTCCAGTAGATGCGAACTCAGGTCAAAAAGGAATGAATGCACGTCCAGTAGACTTTGACAAAGGTAATGCAGGAGAACAAGGACGTCCAGCTCCTAAAGCTAAAGACGTTGATGGTTCTTCTAATTGGCAGAATCAGCCAGGCAAAAATGCTAAACCATTAAGTGCCGCTCCTAAGCCAGTCACAGCACAGGCTTCTGGAACAAACACTAAATCTGTAATAGATTAAGGAACTGATATAAATGGCTTTGTACCTTAAAGAACACTTATCGTTTGACCGTGCAGAAATGATGGTCGAGTCCGTTAAGGAAGGGGATACAGATTTAAAAACCCTTTACATGAAGGGTATCTTCATACAAGGCGGGGTTAAAAACGCAAACGAACGTGTTTACCCTGTCAATGAGATAGAACTAGCCGTAGAAACACTCAACACACAAATACAAGAAGGTAATTCTGTATTAGGTGAAGTTGATCATCCAGATGATTTAAAAATCAACTTAGATCGTGTGTCACACATGATCACTAAGATGTGGATGGACGGGCCGAATGGCTACGGCAAATTAAAGATTTTACCAACTCCGATGGGTCAGTTAGTTCAGACCATGTTAGAGTCAGGGGTAAAACTCGGAGTATCTAGTAGAGGTAGCGGCAACGTTAACGATATTGATGGCCGAGTAAGTGATTTTGAAATAATCACTGTGGACATTGTTGCACAACCAAGTGCTCCTAATGCATATCCTAAAGCAATATACGAGGGCCTCATGAATATGAAGCACGGACATAAAGTTTTAGAAATCGCAAGAGAAGCAAGAGGCAACAAGAAAGTAGAACGGTATTTGAAAGACGAGATTTCTCGTTTGATCAAAGACTTAAAAATCGACTAAAAATAGAGGGGAAATCAGCATGTTAGATGCTATCAAACCATTAATTGATTCAGGTCTTATTAATGAAGACGTTGCAAGTGAACTAGAAAGCACTTGGAGCACTAAGTTAAACGAGGCTAAAGATCAAGTTCGTGGGGAACTCAGAAATGAATTCGCACAACGATACGAACATGACAGAAGTGTGATGGTTGAAGCCCTTGATAAGATGATAACTGATTCTCTTTCAGAGGAAATTAAAGAATTCCATGAAGAGAAAACAGCAATTAATGAAGACCGTGTAAAAGCGAAAATGAAACTGAAGGAAAGTGCAAAGAAATTTAATAACTTTATGGTAACTAAGTTAGCAGAAGAAATTAAAGAACTACGTGCAGACCGAAAGGTTCAGTTGGAAAACCAAGATAAACTTCAAAAGTTTATCACTCATGCATTGGCTAGAGAGATCAAAGAATTTGCTCAGGATAGACAAGCAGTGGTAGAACAACGAGTTAAGTTAGTTGCAGAAGGACGTTCACAACTTACAGCATTGAAAGACAAATTTGTCTCTGAAAGTGCCGCAAGATTGAGTAAGTCTGTATCATCTCATCTTAAAGGTGAATTATCACAACTTAAGGAAGATATTCAAATTGCTAGAGAGAATAACTTCGGTCGCAAGATATTTGAAACATTCGCAGGAGAATTCAGCACAACTTATCTAAATGATAAGGCTGAGACTCGTAAGATTGTTAATGTATTGAACGACAAAGAACAGGAACTAGCCGAATCAAAGGTCAAACTTGCGAAAGCAATTCGGATCATTGAATCAAAAGAACGTGAAGTAAACATTATCAAAGAATCAACTCAACGTGAAAAGACTTTAGACAAATTAGTGTCATCTTTAAACAAAGAGAAATCTTTAGTAATGCGATCTTTATTAGAAAGTGTTCAGACGCCAAAGCTGACGAACGCATTTGATAAGTATTTACCAGCAGTATTGAATGAAGGAAGTGAAAAGAGTTCTACTAAGAAATCTCTAACTGAATCTGTTTCGACTGCACAAACCGGTAATAAATCTGCCAAGAAAGAACAAATGATTGAGGAAGGTGACAGTAATGTTATCGATCTTAAACGCCTGGCAGGGCTTTAATATAAACTAGACATAGATTAGGAGAAATAACCATGTCACAAGTACTCTTAGAAAGCCGTTGGGACGAGACAAAAGACGCCCTGTTAGAAGGCTTAAAAGGCACGCGCCGCTCAACAATGGGTGTGATCCTTGAAAACACTCGCAAAGGTCTCTTAAATGAGAATGCTACCGCAGGTAGTACCGGTGCAGGAAATATAGCAACACTTAACCGTGTAATCTTACCAGTAATCAGAAGGGTTATGCCTACTGTTATTGCTAACGAACTAGTCGGCGTTCAGCCAATGACTGGTCCTGTTGGACAGATTCACACATTACGTGTTCGTTACGCTCAGTCATTGACTGACAACTCAGCAGCCGCTACTTCGGTAACAGCTGGTGAAGAAGCATTATCACCGTTCAAAATTGCTCAGGCGTATTCACGTACTGCTCAAGCAACAGGAACATCCGCTTCATATACTGGTGCTGATACAGCAACTTTAGAAGGAAACGGCGGTAAGCAAATCAGTGTGCAAATCTTAAGACAAGCTGTTGAAGCGAAGTCACGTAAGTTACAAGCACGTTGGACATTCGAAGCCGCTCAGGACGCACAGTCTCAGCACGGCATCGATGTTGAAGCAGAGATAATGGCTGCTTTAGCACAAGAAATCACTGCTGAAATCGATCAGGAGATTTTACTATCTCTTAGAACGTTAGCGGCAACTGAATTCACATATAACCAGGCAGCTGTTTCAGGTACTGCTACTTACGTTGGTGACGAACATGCCGCTTTGGCCGTTCTTATCAACAGAGTTGCAAACTTGATTGCTCAAAGAACACGTAGAGGCGCAGGTAACTGGGCTGTTGTGAGTTCTGCGGCACTGACTGTATTACAATCTGCTACTACATCAGCATTTGCTCGTACAACTGAAGGAACTTTCGAAGCTCCTACTAACACTAAGTTTGTTGGTACGTTGAACGGCGCTATGCGTGTTTTCGTTGACTCTTATGCACCTGATACTCAAGCAGTATTAGTTGGATACAAAGGTTCATCTGAAACTGATGCGGCAGCCTTCTATTGCCCATATATTCCATTAATGAGCAGTGGAGTTGTACTAGATCCAGCTACATTCGAACCAGTCGTATCATTTATGACTCGTTACGGATATGTTGAACTAACTAACACTGCATCATCTTTTGGTAATGCGGCTGATTATTTAGGTGAGATTGCGGTTCAAAACTTAAGTTTCAGTTAAGTCGATTATTATATAATCAACTTATTGGTATAAGTTTAAGGAAGAGTCTTTTAGGCTCTTCCTTTTTTTGTGGCTACCCAAAGGGATATTAAATACTTGACAACGGTATGATTTAGTAGTATACTAGATTATACAAGAATTTATTTGAGGAATTATTATGGCGAAGAGAAAATTTAGAATTGAAGCAGGTAGATACGGTGGAGAATTAACCATCGGTGAAATAAATGCTGACTTCGTAGATTATTGGCTTGAACAAGATGATGAGGGTGAACTGATAGATCATCTGCAAAAGTTAGAATGGGGCGATGAGCCAGAAGTAGAAGGTATCCCGTTAATCAAAAAAGACTTTTGTGCTTGGAACGAGTGTGACGAGATTGAACACGCAAACAGTGCATATGCTGATAGTAACTTCATTATTACTGAAGTTCCTGCTGACGGTAGCGATGACTACTTCTATGCAGACTACTCAGATGAAGTCACAATAGAACCACATTGTTTGCACGGCAGAGAAGCATATGTTGATAATAGTAAGCCAGACGATCTAACTGACTACAAGCCAGTTTTAGTATTTCATAGTGCTGAGAAAGGTAGCTTTGGTGCATGGTTTATTGAAACAGACGGTGAAGATATAGACACTGATGAATTT